TGAAGAACTCAAGAATTCTCGCTACCGAACACTTGCCAGGCCAAACCAATTACCACCAACCGAAGACTTCAGACTCTGGTTAGTAATTAGTGGGCGTGGGTTTGGAAAAACTTTTTTAGGGTCGGGGTGGTTGGCTGAAAAGGCCCGAAGCATTCCAAACTCCGAGTGGGCGATTGTTGCCCCAACATTTACAGACGTGAGAAGAACGTGCGTTGAAGGTCCATCAGGATTCCTCAAGGCAGTTGACTTACGCAAAGACAAAGGTGATTTCTACAATCGAAGCAATGGGCAAATAACCCTGAGCAACGGTTCACGAATCCACCTTGTATCAGCAGACGAGCCTGACCGTGCCAGAGGATTAAACCTCAGTGGCGCATGGTTAGACGAAGCCTCGTCATTTAGATACGAAGAAATCTGGACTGAAGGTTTAGCCCCTGCACTACGCATCGGTGACAATCCTCAGGTGGTCGTTACGACTACGCCAAGACCGACAAAACTTATCCGAGATTGGATGTCCCGAACAGATGGGAGCGTTGTTGTCACTCGTGGTTCCACCTTCGACAATGCAGAGAACCTCTCAGAGGCTGCTCTTGCAGAACTTAAAGCCCGTTACGACGGCACACGATTAGGACGCCAAGAACTTTATGGCGAATTGCTCCTGGACACACCGGGCGCTCTATTCACCCAGACAATGATTGATGAACACAGGGTGCAGCACTACAACGACTTCACAAGAGTCGTCGTGGCAGTTGACCCAGCAGTGACATCAGGCGAAGACAGCGACCTCACAGGAATCGTTGTTTGCGGCCTAGGAGCCGATGGCAACTACTACGTGATTGCCGACAAGTCATGTAAAGACACTCCAATGGGTTGGTCCCGTAGAGTAAACGTGGCCTACGAGGATTACCAAGCAGACCGAGTGATTGTGGAAAAGAACCAGGGTGGGGATTTCATCGAAACCACGCTCAGGCAAATCAATCCACACATGGCCATAACCGGTATCACAGCAAAACTTTCAAAAAAACTTCGTGCGGAGCCAGTCGCAAGTTTGTACGAACAGGGCAAAGTATTTCACATTGGCAACTTCGACGCTCTTGAAGAGCAGATGGTGTCATGGATTCCAGGGGACGAATCCCCAGACCGATTAGACGCAATGGTTCACGGAATCACTGCACTCATTACCCAGACCAGCAAGTTCGACCTTGCGTTCTCTGGCGCTACTCAGGCATGCCCTAAGTGCGGCGCAAACAATAGTAAGACCGACATGTCTTGTAGAGTTTGCTATTACAAAATCACACCGGTAAACGAGCAACGCATCTCGTCTAGTTCAGCCGGATTCCCACAATTCCAGAAGAGGTAACAGGTGGCTCTATTTAGCCGAAAAGATAAGACCGCCGAGATTGTCAAAGGCGTAGTGGATGAACTGACTAAGGCTGGCACGATTGCTTCTGCCATGCAGTCAGGTCAATTGAACGGCACACCTGTTCAGACACCAATACCAAACTTGGCTCAACAAGTTATTTCTGCTACTCCACTTCCTCGTCCAATGTCACAGTTCGGTGCTGCCTTCAACCCAGGTACGCCACTTTTCCCAGGAGCAATTGACCAAGTCAATCCAATAACGGGTCGTGCTGAACCTCGTGTTACTCAGTACCAGGTTGCTGAAAACTTAATGATTTCACAGGAGCCTGCTCCTTTCGGAAGACTTGAATGGGCTGCTCGCAACGTAGACATCATCTCTCGCTGCATCACAATCCGCATTGACGACATCACCAAGATGGAATGGTCGTTTGAAGTATCTGACGACGCCATTGCTGAAATCATGGCTGAAGAGAACTGCTCACACGCCAAGGCTTCAAACATTGCTCGTGACAAGCATGGCAAGCAAATTGCTGAAATGACAGAGTTCTGGTCAAACCCATTCCCACTTGAATACAAGAACTGGCGTGCATTCATTGCCCAGTTGATGTGGGACTACCTGGTGTACGACGAAGTAGTTCTTTACCCGAACTACAACCTTGGTGGTAAGTGCTTTGGTTTCGACATCATCGACCCATCGACAATCAAGATTCTTCGTGACGACAAAGGTAGGGTTCCTTCATTTCCTATGCCGGCGTACCAACAAATCTTATTCGGCTACCCCCGTGGCGAGTTCACAGCCTCACCGCTTAACGAAGTAAACGCTCAGTTCAACTCACAAGAACAGCGTGGACCAGTTCGCCCATCAGACTCACTCAACGTCTTCATTGGCCACCCACAGACAAAGATGCTCTATGGCTTCTCTGCTGTTGAGCAGTGCCTCCAATTCACAGACCTTTACACCAACCGCCAAGAGTGGCTGCTCGCTGAATACAAAGCCGGTTCAACACCAGCAATGTTCTTGGAGACTGACAGCGCACTAGAACTATGGCAGTTGGCAGACAACGACAGAATCCTGAACGACCACTACTCAGGTATGACTCAAAACCGTCAACAGATTCGCTCACTCCCTGGTGGAGCAAAGGTCGTACAAACCAAGCAGATTGACGAGAAGTACAAGTCAGACTACGACGAGTTCATTGCCAAGCGTATTGCGGCCATCTTCGGCGTTATGCCATCACAGGTTGGTGTAGTCGCTCGTGCCGGACTTGGTGGCGGCAAAGGAGCAGCAGAAGGCGAATCACAGTCAGCCGAAACCGTCTCTACAAAGCCAACCATCAACTTCATCATTGACATGGTCAACACACTCAGCCGCCAGCACCTTGGCATGGATGGGAACCTGACATTCAACATCACAGACGACACATCATCATCAGACCAGTTGCAGCGCTACAAGGCTCTATCAACCGCAGTCAACGCTGGAATGCTTACCCTCAACGACACTCGTGGAGAATTGGGTATGCCATTGTTTGACGACGAATCGGCGGATGAACCGTTTGTCCTTACTGCCAATGGCCCAGTGTTCTTCAAGGGTCAACTAGAAGTAGACAACACAGGCGAGACAACTGGACAGACAGGACCTTCAAGTGAACAAACGAACACGGACCAAAACGACCAAAGCAAAAACCCACAAGGCAAAAGCACCGAAACTCCAAAGGCGACGCCGGAAGTTAGCGTAAAGCCCGTAGAAGCGAAGTCTGTACAAGCAGAAGAACTCCGTGAGTTTGCCAGGTTCATTAAGTCACGCAACAAGACAGGCAAGTGGCGAGCATTTGACTTTGTAACTTTCGAAGAAGAACTCGCAGACAAACTAAACAACGACGCTTACTTCTTGGTCAAGGGAACAGTCCCACTACCAGAAAACGTTCTTGGCTGGGCTGAAGACATTGTGAAAGCGCAGATAACAGATACCCCAAAAGGTTTAGTTACTAAACGGGGGGAACGTCGTAAGGAAGTAGCACAGCACTACGCTCCATTGATTCAAAAGGCCATTGCAAACTCCTACTCAGGAATCTCAATAGCCATTACAGAGACACTCAAAAGCAAGACCAAGGCAGCAGACGACGCTAAGTCAATCGCCAGAAAAGCCATTGCACAGCACGTCCGTTTTAACAACCTCGACCTTTCAAAGCAGATTCAAGGCGTCCACAATGATGGAGCCTTGATTGGTGCCAAGGATGCAACAACCGAACTTGGCTCAGTCGCAGTCAAAGAAGGCGTTGCCAAACTTTCTGAAGGCGTTGACTGGTCATCCTGGAAACCAGGAAACCCAGCAGCAGCAGCGAAGGTTGCAGGACCAGAGTTCCAAAAGATTCTGGACCGTCGCAACATAACGCTTCAGGGCATTGACCAAACGACACAGGACCGCATTGGTACTGCCTTGTCTGACGGCCTTTCAGCCGGAGCGCCTTACGTCGATGTTGCAGCAGCAATCGACAGCATCATCAACGACGCATCTCGTGCCATGATGATTGCCCAGACAGAATCTAATTTCGCTTACAACGCAACGACAATCGATACATACACAGATTCGGGCATCACCGCCTATGACTGGAATGCGTACGACCCATGCGATGAGTGTCAGGCAATGGAAGACTCGAATCCACACGACGTGTCGGACGAGCCACCACCACTGCACCCAAACTGCATGTGTTACATCACTGCAAACATCGACAGCATGCTTAACGCAGAAGACCTCCCAGCACCGGAAGACATTCCTGCTCCTGAGGAAATCTCGACACCAGAAGCCGCAGCACCGGAAACATCAGGCGTTGCAGACCAACTGATAGCAGCAACCAGTCACCAGAACGTTGACCCGTTGTACAACCCAGTATTGGACAGGTTCCCTAAGAGCGACCCAATCCCAATTGACGAAGCGATTAAGGGAACTAACCCACGTTACAACCCTAATGTTGAAGCGTACAATTCCAATTGCGCTCGATGTGTTCAGAACTATGAACTCCGTCGTCGTGGATTTGACGTTACCGCTAATGCTTACAAAGCAGATAGCAGTCAGTACCAGTTCAACTACATCAATGCAACTTGGAAAGACCTTGAAAACAAAAGCGCTCAACTTAGCGAAAAGTATGTTGCTAACGCCAAGGTCAGAGACAGACTCAGTAGCGACATCATTGCTCAGAACCCAGAAGGTGCAAGAGGATTCTTGCAGATGGGTTGGAAGGGCCGCAATGTCGGTCACGTTATCAACTGGGAAATCAAAGACGGTGAAGTTCAATTCATCGACGCTCAAACAAGTACAATTTGGGATGCTAACTACTCAGCATGGAAGAGAATGTCAACACCTCGATGGGTGAGAATTGACGACAAGCGACCATCTGACAGCATTCTTAAATACATTGAAGGGGGCCAATAATGTCAGTTACGTTTGAAGAAGCACAAGAGATAGTAAAGAAACAAATACAAGTTGGGTTTGTTGTTGCCAATTGGGGCAATGAAAACGACCAATGGTGGGAAATCCAAGCAGGCGACCAAAGATACTTGGTTGACTTCGATGATGATTACGCATCGTTTGATGACATCTGTTACCTGGTTCGCAAGTCAGATGGTCACTACGAGACAAAATCATTCGCATCAAACATGGAGTTTTTTGATGACTTCAAACCTTATGGCGACGTTCCGTCGTTCTTTAAGTAACAACAAATCTAATTAAATCAGGAGACAATCAATGTCAGAAATTACCTATGCCTACTTTGGCGGACTAGAAAAGTCACGTGACGACAAGGGATTCCTTACCGTCAAGGGACTAGCCACCGATGACACGCTCGACCTCGACCAGCAAATCTGCGACCCAGAGTGGCTAAAAACAGCCATGCCAAAGTGGTTCAAATTGGGAAACATTAGAGAGCAACACGATGGTTCTCGTGCAGTAGGCAAGGCAACATCAATGACATCACAGGGAACAGGCTTTGCAATCAGCGCAAAGATTGTTGACCCAATCGCTGCCATGAAGGTTGAACAAAATGTCTATTCGGGTTTCAGCATTGGAATCAAATCGGCATACGTTGACATGAACGACCCACGTGCGCCGAAGGGCGTAATCAAGGGTGGAGAAATTGTAGAAGTTTCGGTAGTGGACAGACCGGCCAATCCGTCAGCCTCTTTTGAGTTGGCTAAAACAGTAGGAGATGTAATGACCAAATCAGTAGACATGCAGGACGACGCAGAAGACGTTAACCAAATGCCAGAGCAAGCCACTGGCGAGTTCTACCTCCCATGCTCAGGATGCAACGGCACAGGCGAAGTTCACACTGGCGCTGACGAAGGTGCTTCAACGCACGCATGCGAGGCTTGTGGTGGAACCGGCAAAGGTTCATCTATGGACTCAGAAGACATCGAAACACCAACCGCTACATCTAACGAAGCACTCGCTGCTGAAGAAGAGAACGACCCACTCAAGACAGCAGACGCTGAAGTTGAGAAGCGTGAGTTCACAGATGCAGAGCGTGAAGCAGCAGCCGACACAGGCGCAGCAATGCCTGACGGTTCGTTCCCAATCAAGACAGTCAAGGACCTAAAGAACGCTATCCAAGCATTCGGACGTGCGAAGGACCCAGCCAAGGCTAAGGCTCACATCAAGGCTCGTGCCAAGGCTCTAGGCAAGGAAAACCTCATCCCAGACAACTGGAAGGGTGCTGACGCTGACCTAGTTAAGGCAGACGACATGGAACACGACCCAACAGAACTTATTGCAGTTCGTGCCGGACTTATTGCTCTCATCAAGGCTGAACTCGACGAGATGCTCGCAGGAGAAGAAAACGAAATCTGCGACGTAACAGAACTACTTTGCTCACTATCCATGTTCTTGGACTGGTGGACAGGGGAAGCATCAGAGAATGAAACAGAAGCCCCATTCACAGGATGGGACATGGACGAATCAGGAGACGATTCAATGGCATACATTGGACTTGGCGTTAGCGCCGACCTAGTAAAGGCAGTAGGCGCATCAGACGCTACTGACGAAATTAAATCTGAATTCAAGGCAGAGGTCCGCAAGGCTCTCGGCATTGACGAGGAGTTAGTCGCATTGAAGGCTGACACTTCATCTTACATAGAGCAGATTGAACTGCTAAAGGCTGAGATGGAGATTGTTAAGAACTTTGCGGCTCCGAGTGACATTTCACTCATCCGACCTGACAAGCGTGGTGAGTCAATCACCAAGGCTGCCAAGTTACGCATGGAAATAAAGGCTGCCAGAGAACAGGCTAAAACTGTTACGGCTGACGCATCACTCCGTGAGTTGTACAACCAGAAGGCAGACGAACTTGAAGCCCGTCTTGCTGACATGGAAAAAAACTAATCAATCTAATTTAAGGAACCATACACATGGCACTATCAACTCCAACAGTTGACCAGTTGTTCGGTGGACTTCCAGCATCACAGCGTCTTGCACGCTTTGAGGCTTACAAGTCTGCAATGAGCAACAAAGTTAGCGAAAACCTTGCACTCAAGGCTGCTGGCGCAATCAACTTCTCAAAGACCGAAGGTGTAGTTAAGACAGTTTCACCTGTTGCAACTGCAATCGACGCTCTTACAAAGTCAGGCGCATCTGAAGAGACAATCGCTCTATTCAGCAAGTCAGTAGAAGGCGACGTTAACAAGAACTGGTCAAACACCAACCCACTTAACTACAACCCAGGCAACGTAGGTTTCACACCTTTCGACCTTCAGGAATCAATTGAATTCCTAGTGCCTGTAATGACACCACTGCGCAACTCAATCCCACGCCGTCAGGCACAGGGTCAGGCTGTTCAGATTCGTCAGATTACTGGTTACAGTAACTCACGTACTGGTGGCGTACCGAACTTGAACACATTCTTCAACTCGGCTAGCAACACAGCACAGTTCAACGGAATCACACTCAACCGTCCAAACCTCATCTCATACGAAGCCGACGCACTCGTCGTACCTTTCGTTGAGCAAGGTATCTCGGACTCAGTAGAGTACTCCGCTCAGTTCCAGGCTCAGGGATTCACAGACCTTCGCCAACTTTCGAACACTGCTGCAATTTACTCGCACATGCTCGGAGAAGAAAACAACATTTTGAACTCAACTTCAGCAGTGCTTCCTATTGCAGGATTGTCACCAACTGTTGTTGAAGGTGGAACTGCTACTGGACTTCCAGCAGGAACCTACTCTTCAATTGTTACTGTTTCTTCTTCATTCGGAGAATCACAGGGTGTTGCTGGTGCAAACGTAACTACAACAACTGCTTTTGAATCAGTTGAAGTAACTCTTGCAGTTGTACCAGTTGGTGCAGTAGGCGTAAACGTTTACCTCACAGACACAACATCAAGCGCTCACTACGTTGGACGCACAACAAGCACAGGTGCAAGCGCATCACCAGTTATCTGGGCTTCTGTTGCAGCGCTTCCATCAACTTCAGCAGACAACGGTTCATCACCTGCTTACCAGTTTGGTGGAACAACACTTGGAACACCTGGATACACAGGAATGATTTCATCACTCCTTGGTAACGGTTCTGTTGCAGGTACTGCTGGTTACAAGAAGGCAATCAACGGCCCTCTTAACGCTGGAACACCATTCGGTGAAATCAACACAATGCTTGTTGAGATGTGGGAAACTAACCGTGCGCAGCCAGGAACGCTTTACACTTCTGGTCGAATCCAGGCAGCATTGCTTGCAGAGATTCAGCAGCAGGGTTCAGCAACTTCATACCGTGCTAACTACATGACCGGCGAAGACGGCATCATCGTAGGTGGCGCAGTAACTGGAATCACCTC